ACTGAGCGGCTTGCATACAGACCGCCATGCAATCGCCGACGTTGCCGCGAAAGTGCGCTGGCACGCTTATTTTGCTGCTTGCCATCGTGGTGGCCAGCGCATGAAGCTGCGCCATTGCCTGATGATTAAACAGCAGATTTTGCAATTCTTGGTCGTTGTTGATTGATGCCACTGGATGGTTAGTGGCCGGGGTGTAGACTTGTTGCTCTTGAGTGTTCATTGTTCACGCTCTCCGTGTGCCGTGTGTCTTCATTTACTGCGCAGCTGTGTGCAAGTAAGGCTAAAATTAAAATCAGCAGTGCTTTCATTCTCGCCTCCAGCGCAGACGAAACCGCAGTCCAAACATGCGAATAAGGTCTTGTTGAGTAAGGCTGGGATCAAGGCGCTTCATAGTTACACCCAGAGACAGGCGCCGTTTTTAACGCGCGCTATCGCGACCTCTTGCGCGTACCGGGCGCGCGCAGTTTGAATAAGGAGCAGTAGTTCCTTTGCTTTGCCGAGATTGGCGGCAGCGACAATGGCTTTAAATTCAGGGCTTTCGGTAATGGACTCGCCAAAAAGATCATCCATTTCATTCTCAAGAATGCCATCCAACTCAACTTCAAGCATTTCGCTGTCAGTCATAATAGGGCCGCTATAAAACGGGCTACCTGGACAATGGTCGAAGCTGCGAATATTGTCTGGATAGTTGCTTAGATTCATGGGTTAACTCCCTTTATTGGCTAAAAAATCCCCTCCGCAGAGAGGGGCAAAGTCCCAGGTGATTAGAGTGGTTGGAAAAATCCGGCGTCGAAAGTAAACATCACAAATTTGCCGTGAATGTGTTTGCCGCCTATAAAGTCTTCGCTTAAAAAATTATCGCCGTGATCGCGGCTCGATCTGTCTTCGTTAGTGACCGCCCGAACGTAAACAACAGGCGTACCGTGCTCAATGAGCTTGTAGGGCGAGGGGATGCCTGGCTTTATGGTTAAAAGCTGGCCAGGATGAAAAGTGTGCTTCTCACCGTAGACCGAAAACCACTCTTTGAGCTGTTCGCCAGCAGCTTCATTCTGTAGCGCGGTTGGCTTTTCATCGCGAGCTTGCGCCGATTTTCTTAGGGCGCTCTCAATGATTTCTGCGATAGCTTCTTTCGACATTTCAATTTCCTTTTGCAATTTGGGTTAGGTTAATTACCTGCCGCTAGCGCCTTTCGGTAAGCCTTTAGCAACACCGGAGCGGGTCAACTCCTTATCCCTTGTCGCGGCCCGTACTCGGACGTGGGGGGTGTTCGGTATGAATAAATATTAGTAAAATACAAATATTCAGTCAAGGGTAAATATTAGTAAAACAGTAATATAAATTCTTGGGATGAAAAAAAACCGCTGTTGGGCGGTTTTGAGAAACAATTATTTAAGGGGGGGAGCTATTTTGACTGGCTGGATTGGCAGTTGTTGTAATTGCAGACCTTAACCGTGCCAGTCCATGTGTCTTTTGTAATGATTATATTTGCTAGTGGAGACGGCACTGCCAGATAACGATGCGATCCCGCGTAGAGGATTGCGTGAATAATAATTGCAATGGCGATCACAAAAGCGGATTTATTTGTCATGGAAGCACCTTTATACGGACCACATAGGTTTTAAAATTTTCTGGTAATTTTATTTCAATTAATGCATTTTGGCCGCCGCTGCTGCGCCAGCTGTTAGTGTCAGTGCCAGCACTCAAGTATTAAGAGTTCTATTTTTATAATCAGATATGAATCTACTGCGCATGCCAAAGGAGTTGCCATGACTAACTTAACCCTAGAAGTATTGAATGTTGTTTTATCTGGCTTAATGGAGCCGGAGCGGGCTCGATTTGAGGTGTTTATTTCCCAGGCTGTTGATTTGTTCGAGCAATCAAGCTGTCAAGAAATGCCTCTAACGCTGCAATGTTTTCCGGGGCTAAATCCTTTAGACGCCCAGAAATTCTTATCAATTCTTCGACAGGTATTTGACCCGAATCCGTTCCTAGAGATGTAATTTCGGGGTGAGCGACATCCATCCACCCGTTTTCAAGGCCTAGCGATTTTTCTACTTTCCGCGCCGTTCTCCCTCCAAAACTGCCGTGACCTGCGTGCAAGCCATTAATGTACCCCACATCGTTGTAACCCATTTTTTGGGCGAGCGCGCTCCTGCCTATTTTGTCGGCTAGGTAGCGGAAGTTTTCTCGTCGTACTTCAGTGATTTCCATAATCGTATTGTATTGGAGTAAAACACTAATAGTTAGTAGTAAAGTAATATTGACCAAATGTTACTAAAACACTAATATTGCCTCAAATTTATCACCCTGGAGGGAAGCATGACTCCACGACAGTTTTACAAAACCTATGATCGCGACCGTGTAAGCGCCGTCTGCAGTAGTGCCGGTACTAATTTCGATAATTTTAAGCTTATCGCAATAGCCAAGGGCTCTTGCGGGAAAAAACTCGCTGAGCGATTGGCAGCGGCTTCAAATGGGGAAATGAGCGAGCTGGAAATTCTTTACCCCGAAAGATATGACATTGAAGCTCCTCTGCAAACTACCAGCAACAACTGTTAACTCTAACTAGAAAGGTGCGCTGTTATGCATGAAAACGCCCGCAAGTATGAATCGCTAATTTTGCAGCGACTTGCAAAGGTCGGACAGTCAGCCTGCGCGACAGCGATGGATGTATCTGAGTCGACCGTTAGTCGACTCCAGAGCGAACAGCTACCAAAGATTGCAATTCTTTTAGAGACGCTTGAATTAAAGGTCGTGCCAGTCGACACCAAGTGCTACCGGCCGGAAGATATTGAGCCCTACATTCTGATCGCCAAACAGCATATGGCTTCAATCAAGGGCGCCGAATCACTTGAGTACCGTGGAGAAGAGTGATGGATAAGCCTGATGTCTTTATGCCGCTGTATATCGGCGACTACCTAGCAGGTACGTCGCGCCTAACGACCGAAATGCACGGTGCTTACATGCTGCTGATAATGGACTATTGGATGAATGGCCCGTTACCGGATAACGATCAAACCTTGGCGTCTATTACCCGCATGTCATTGAATGCTTGGAGCAATGCTAGAGGATGCTTGGAGCATTTCTTTAGCATAGATCAAGGATGCTGGAAGCATAAGCGCATAGAACAAGAATTGAGTTCGGCGTATGCGAAAAAGCGTGTCGCGAAGGAAAAAGCGGAGCGCGCAGCAGCGGCTAGGTGGGGGAAAGACAAAAATAAAGAGGGTGAGCCTGTAAAGACCTCCTCAAGTAATGCTCCAAGCATTCCTCAAGCAGTGCATGAGGAATGCCCTTCACCTTCACCTTCACCTTCACCTTCACCTTCACCTTCACCTATTTACAACATTGGTGCTGACGCACCGCCGCCAGCGCGAAAGATTGAAAATTTCCAAAGTGTTATCGACGAGTGGTTGCCGGCCGAGGCAACGATGGAGTTTTTGCAAGTCATCCACAAGATTCCCGAACAATTCATCATCGAGCAGCTTGCCGAGTTTAAAACCTATTGGCGTGATCGTGGGGCGCCAAAGACTTCTTGGGACGCCTCGTTTCTTCAGCGCTGTCCGCAGCAGTGGAAGCGCTACGGAGCAGAGTGGTTGGCGCCGCCAGTGAAGGCACCGGATAGCGCCGGCTTCGTGAGCAAGCACACCGATAGATCATGGGCGGACGGACTATGAATCAGCACGCAGCACTCGACATCGACCATAAAACTGCGCGGTTTAACGGCCCGGACTACGATAGTGCGCGAGACAATATTCGCTTAACCAGCCAAACGAGTCGTATTTTTGCGCTCATGCGCGATGGTAAGCCCCGGTCGCTTACTGAGATTAGCGTCAGCACTGGCGACCCAGAAAGCAGCGTGAGTGCACAGCTTCGGCACTTGCGTAAACCTCGCTTTGGCGGCCATACAGTCACTAAACAGCACTTTGGTCGAGGGCTTTACAAGTACGCCTTGAGTGTTAATCCCTTAACCGTGAAAAGCCCTGAAATTAAGCCGGAGTCGCCGGGGTGACCAAGCGCAAAGAACTCGTCCTAGTCGTTAATAACAACGACGAGATAGGGAAAGGCTTGCAGTGGGCTCGCCATTGGATGCTAGCGGGATTACCGGCTGGCGCAGTGCAGTTAATTATTTGCCGTCCTCGTCGCACTATAGATCAAAACAAAAAACTCTGGCCGATGCTTAATGACGTGGCCAAACAGGTGCAAATGCACATCAATGGCTGGCCGGTTTGGGCAAGCAAGGAAGATTGGAAGGATGTGTTTACCGCGTCACTGCAACAGGAAGCGCGCATGGCGATGGGCCTTGATGGCCGCATGGTCATGCTGGGCTTAAGTACGCGGTCGCTAAGCAAAAAGAAGTTTTGTGATTTGGTCGAGCTGATTTACGCCTTTGGTGCGGAAAAGGGTGTGCGCTGGAGTGAGCCACCAAAGGCGGCAGAGGAATTATGGCGGGCTGCGGCATGAACGTACTCGGTTTACTGATATGCACTTTAGTCGCACTAGCAAGGCACTTTGACCTGCAAGACGGTGCGCCACCATTTTCCACGGCGGGTTTCGATTTTTGTTTAGCGATATGCGGCATGGCGTTTTTTATTTCAAGAATAGCGGGGGTGAGGTAGTGAGTAAGCGGTATGGGCGGAATCAGAAGAGAGCGGCCTTAAAGCGCATTACTGAGCTTGAGGAAGCAATGCAGACGCTTGAATTTTTGGGTCGCCGGAACGCGGAAATAGTTGAGGAGACTGCGGCAGTACTGGGCAATCACTTTGTGACGCTGCCTCCATCGGCAGTAGAAATTAAGCACCTAGATTCGCTAAATAGGGGGTGGCGCAGAGCCGTAGAAAGACGGCACAGACCGCCTATGGGGGTGCTTCAAAACGAGCTGCCTGCCACAGCATTCTTAGAGCAAGTGCTGCCGATTATTCATGGCGGCCACATCGTTGACGAGTTACGCAAGCGCGTACATTTTCGCATTGAGTACCAAGAGCAAAATGTTGGCTATGCAATAGACGATATGTCGCTGCGTTATTTGCCCGACGCTAAAACACATATAGCCAAAGAAATGTCGCGGTTCTTAATGCGGAACCTTGGCTACATGCCTGCTGAGGCTGCCATTAATGAACGGTAGAACCCCCACAAAAGACGAGAAAATCTGGCTGAATGCCATTGCAAATTTAGGCTGCATTGTTTGCAGGCTGCACTTATCGGTATTTACGCCGCCTGAAATCCACCACATTGATGGTAGCCGCAAACCGGGCTGCCACTTTAAGACAATACCACTGTGCTGCAACCATCACCGCATCCCTAGTACCTTTTCAAACCCGCTATGGATCAGTTTGCACGGCAATGGCCGCAAGGCGTTTGCGCGTGAGTACGGCACTGAGCTGGCGCTTTTGAGTAAGTGTCGTGATTTGGTTATTGATGTTAACCAGTTAATTTCAGAAATGTGAGGTTTAGATATGTTGGTGGCAAGTAAGGCTTTAGCAAAGCAGTCGCTGGTAGCACTGGAAATGACTGAATCGCGTAACAGCGCAAAAAATTATGAGTTTAGGCGGCGTGTACGGCTGGACCACATTGAAAATATTGAGGCGCGAGCAGCGGCGATCATTGGCGTGATTCACCTTGGCCGTTATGACCAAGAGCTGGCCGACAAGCACAAAGAGGCGGCGTAAACGATGACGGAGGAGCAAATTCAGATCGCCCTAGTTGAGTGGTTTCAACTGCAATACCCGAAGGCGGCAAAGAAGCTACACCACAGCCCAAACGAGGGGCAGCACAAAGTGCAGTACCGCGTTAAGCAAAAGAAAATGGGCGTGAGTAGCGGATTTTCAGACTTGATATTAGTGCAACGCCGGGGCGGTTTTACCGGGTTGGCGATTGAGCTAAAAGCGGATAAAGGACCAAAGCCGACCGCCGACCAGTTTGATTGGTTAGATAGCTTTGCTGAGGAAGGGTGGTTTGCTACCTGGGCGAAAGGCTACGCAGCAGCGCAAAGCACAATCAAAAGCTATATGGCATTACCGCTCACACCAAAAGAGCATGTGTTAAAAGGTCCGCAATAATTAATAGGGGATAACAATGCAACACGAAGCAAGAGGCGTGATTGAAATTGATGAATATGAGCTGGAGGACATTGTTTCAGCGGTAACGATTATTGCGATGACCGCGCGCGCAACTAAAGAAGATGATGATAATAACGACAACCCAGACCCCCAAATGGAGGCTGATATGTTGCGCTTTGAGAAATTACAGAAAAAACTGGAAATTATGACCGGCAAGACCTTGCTGGGGATTGCGGCAAGGCAAGGCACGATAATCAAAACTGGCGAGACTAAACATTAACCATCCTTGGCCGGAGGGCGAGTATTTGAGCACAGCCGCAATTACAAGAGAGCTAATTATGCAGTCTGGTGATGCCGGTATTTCAGTCTGTGAAATTTGTGCTCGTCGCCCCAGGGTAAAACGGCGAACGGTGGCAAGGATTGCGCAGTTTCACGCCTCGCTAGGTTTTGTGCGTGTGATTGCAGATCGTTACTACCCGCCGCTCGCTTTTCCGACTGATTACTTTGTGGACCAAACGCTGATAAATATTAGTGAGAGTGAATACAAGTGGTCGGCCATTAGTAATTTGGCGCATAAGGTGCCAGTGGCGCCCAAGATTTTGCGCGACACCTTGGTCGATCTTGAGTCATTGGGTTTGGTCGCGTTAAGCGACGATAAGCAGCATGTTCGCTTGGCTGATTTAGGTGTTAAGCGGGTAAAGCAAAGTGGGGTTGCGGCTAAGGCTGCGATATTGGCGTGGAAACCGACGAGAGGCGGGTAATGAGTATAAGCGGAAAGCGATTTGGCCGATTAGTTGTTATTGAGAGAGCGGCATCCAATAAGCACAGAAAAGCACAATGGTTATGCAAGTGCGACTGCGGCGAGGAAACCATAAAGATTGGCTCGATGTTGCGCTCAGGGAGAACCCAAAGTTGCGGATGTTTGCAGAGAGGGGTACTTAGTGTGCTTGGCCCGATAAACCTGAGTAAGCGGCGAAAGAGGCAGGAGAGGCAAGAGCATGGCTGAATTTATGGCGCTGCTTGCAGTAATAGCCGCAGCACTAATGCTATTAGAGCATTTTTCGTATAAATTCACCCACGACGCTGTGAAGCGGCGTTATGCAAGTGGCGATAAGTCATGCGGAGTGCAAAAGACTTGGTGGGGGTGGCGCGTAAGGGAATATGGGGAGGGCATTCTGCCTAATAATCCTCCGCTGGCGAGAGTGCTCATTGCTGCGAGGGGTGAATGGATTGAAATCAGTAGTGTTTGTGAAATTAAGGCGAAGAGTATTTATGGGGCTAACTGGCTCCGGCAACCGACAATATACGAGCGGGCTGCGGTGCTTCAGCAGTTAGTGCCGGGTGGCATTATTGTGGAGGGCTGGCGGTGATAGGCGGCGTAAAGCTAATAGAAAATCCTTACCTTAATGAGATTGATAGCAAGTCGGCTAGAGTGCATCGTCGCCGCAAATGGATGCGCAAATCTTACCATGCGCGTATTCAAAAGAAGTGGGATAAGCGGTTTGGCTTTATTTATACGCGCCCAGTTGTTGAGCTATATGGTGCAATTTACGCGCACCCCAAAACCATTGAGATTATTCGGGGTGGGTACAGCAAGTATTCTAATGAGGGCCGCGTATTTATTGGTGTAGACCCTGCTGGCAAGGACAAAGATTGCACGGTTAAGGCAAGAGTGGTCGATGGTGTGTTAACTGTAGAAGGGTTGAAATTTAATGAGTGAAATTGACCAACTTAAAAATCGAATTGATAGCAGCGGGAGGGAAGGGGTATTAACCGCTCACATTCGGGACGATTACGAGCCTGCTGGCGATATGATGATAAGGAGCCTGACCGATTCCGGCGAATATGTGCAACGGAAAACACCAATGCACAGCTCTGACCAAAAGTGGCGCATATTCAAAAAAGGCATGGAGCCTTGCTAGCGGCATAACCCACCCAGTTCGCGGGCTCTGTCCCGCGCAACGATGGGTTATTTTTACTGCAACATTGATGCTTGCCAGATCATTTGCTTTAATCAATATACAGTAATTCGGCAAATGATCATGGAGGATCAATCATGCTATCTCTCACGCGCGGTATCGGCCAGTCCCTACGCATTGACGACGACACTATCATTACTGTCGTAGACAGTGGTGCTGGCGAGGTCGTCTTAAAAATCATCTCGGAAAAAACCATCACTGTTGATGGCTCACCGCGTAGCCAGGACATTCCGCGCCACAATAATTCCTAGCAATATTCGTGTCCATGACACGATCCTCTGGCTCAAGATTCTCGAACGTCGTCCGCTCACACGCAAGTGAGCGGGGATCGTCTTCGGCTGTCGATGGCTTACTGCCAGGATCAACCCTAAGGCTAGCGGCTGGCGAAGCGATTGGGCTAGGCGAAATCGTCTATCAGCAAGCCAATAAGTCCGCCTACCGAGCAAGCGCTAACAATCCCAATACTAGGGAAATACTAGGAATCTCGGCGCAGTCTGTCTTACCGGGCGCGCTCTTTGAAGTGGTGTATCGAGGCACGCTATCGAACCCGGCGTGGAGCTGGATTGCAGGTCAAGTAATTTATGCGGGCATGAATGGCGCGCTAACCCAGACGCGACCAATCACCGGGTATTTAGCAGAAGTCGGTCATGCGGTTAGTGCAGACACAATCCTCATTGACGTCGAGCGTCATCCGCGCAAGGTTTATCTAAAGGCGTTAACAGGGTTTTCGGCGTCGATACCTACCACTGAATCGGGGATTGCATACCCGAGTGTGGCGGTTTTAAACGGAGCTGGTGACGAGGTGGGCGTGGTGGTGAATATCACCACAGTGACAGTAACAATTAACTCCAACATTGCATTAGACGGGCATACAGCCGTCTTACATTGAGGCATTAACCATGACAGCTAAACAGTTTTACCACGATATTGATTTGGTCAGCGTTGGCCAGATCACTAATACCCGCATTCATAACGTCGACAATACTGGGCAAACTACCCTAGAGGGCTCGCTTGGCGTAGCCAATAAAGGCCTTATGATCTTCAACACCGAGGATCAGTTGGCCGGCGCGTCCGCTGCGGGCGTTTTCAAAATATGGAATGGCACCGCGTTTGTCGCCCAAGCATTGAATGTCGATGGTGACGTGATTTTCAGGGGTACAGTAGATGCCAGTCTTGCGATTGATGATGGCGGCCAGTCTCAAGTAGTCGAAGCGAAAGCCGGGTATCAGTATGTCGTCACGACGGCTGGCACATTTGATGCTGGGTCGAGTGGTGTCACACTGGTTGGCAGTCAATCACTGGAAGTGGGCGATCAGATCCTTTTCACCAGCACCACCCAAGCCTACGCTATTCAGCGTAATGATGCCGAGGCCACCGAGGCGGTACTGGGTAATGTGCGCCTGGCTAGCCAAACTGAGGCTGATGATGGCTCTGGCGGCACCAAGGTCATTACGTCCGAAAAGCTTGAGCAGTCAATTAAAAACCGCAATCTCGCACGCCAATATACTCAGTCACTCAACTTGACGGCGGCCACGCCTGCGACGGTGACTCACAACCTGGCGCTACAAGATCGCGATGCGTTTGTCGTGAACTGTATGCTGGGTAACAGCCAGATCAGCGTTGATATTGACTCGGTTGATGCGAACAGCTTAACGCTGACTTCGTTGATCGCGTTAACGGGTGTGCGTGTAACCGTACTCGGCGCCGAAGCAACCGCGTAAAGATGAGCGACGAACAATTTCAAGCCTGGTTCGTCGCAAATCTTGCCACTATGACCAGCATGGGGATTATGCACTACCGGGCTGAAAGGGCTCGGGATGTGCGCGCCATGCTGGAAATAGTTTGGCCGCAATTTGATGCGTTAGAAAAGCGCATTGCACGATTGGAAAAGCAAACTAAACCGACCAGGGACGAGCGGGGGAGATTTTTACCGCATGGATAGATTTTCGAGCGGCATACAATTGCCACACTCGCTGGCAACAACTGGTGAAACACGACAACCCGACTCCGGGGCGTTTGCTCATGTTGCTATGCGGCGAGGTCAACTGATCGCTACGTTTTTCGGCGGCGGCGAGGCTGTTATAGGCACTCCTGTTGGCGCGCTATCGGCCTGGATGACTGGCGCGGCACCGAAAGGGTGGCTGCTTTGCATTGGCGGCACGGTAAGTCGCAGCACATACCAATGGCTTTTCGAGTGGGCCAACACAAACAGCCTTATTACTGGGGCCACTCATTTGTTTGGTGCTGGCGATGGCTCCACAACATTTCGGCTGCCAAATCTAAACGGTCTGGCATTTACCGGGTCTGGTGGCAGTATTTCACTTGGCTCATCCATTGGCGCTGCGTCTCACAATTTAGCGCACAACCACGGCGGAAATACGGGCAATGCGGGGTCAGTCGCGGTAAGTGGCCTCCTTCCTGGCGAGACGGCTGCTCCTGCGAATCATAATCACACCATATCTTCCAACTTGGGAACTATCGACAACCGGCCACCATCCTTAGCCGGCAACTGGATTATTTACGCGGGAGCGCAGTAATGGCCAAAAGACTTCAACTACCCCCAGTCAACACTGAGGCTGAGGATCGGATAGCTGAGCTAGAAAGCAAAGTGAATTTGCTGATTGCCGTGATAAATGAAATTGCACAGGGCATTAATGAATCGTTGCTAGGGCAAATCGAGGTGGCATTACCTAACGTCTTTTTGTACTTGGTTGACGAAGAATAGGACATTCCGCGCAAAATTTTTACCAAGTAGATTAGCCACTCCTCGCCGCGATGGCGACACGGACTGTTGTGAAACAGACCTGTCCACCTAGATGGAAAGAGCATGACCGCTAAGAAGACCGCACCAACTGCGCCCAAAGCGCTACCAAAAGCACTACCCAAGGCCGCCGCCACTAAAAAACTGGCAGCAAAGGCCGCAGCAAAACCCAAAGCAAAGCCCAAAGCCCCCGCCAAAAAGCGTCCAGTTAAGAGCGGGCCTAGCACGCGCAATCCGGCGAAATCCGCCACGAAATCCTACGTAGAAAAAGTGTTTACCTGGTTTAACCCAAGCGCAGACAAGGCCAGGACGATTGCTGAGCGCTTTGTGATTGACCGAAACCCGGTTGAGGCGCTGCGCGCTGGTGGCTATGCCGACACCAGCATTAACTCTCACGGCCACGTCATTATGCGCCACCCCAGGATCGTCGCTGAGGTGGAAAAGCTGCAGATCGAAATCCGCAAGCACGTCTTAATTGACGAGTCGTATGTGCTCGCATCGCTCCACGAAGTCGCTGAAAAGTGCCTTGGCCACGTTCCTATAATCAAGCTCGACGAAAATGGCGAGGCCGTTTTCCAACTGACATTCAATCCTGCTGGCGCAACTAAGGCGTTAGAAAATATCGGCCGCCATTTCGGCATGTTCAAGGATGTGCTGGAGATAAGCGAAGGGATCACGATGGAGCAGTGGGTAACGCAGATGGAAAAGGCAATGGAGGGCCGCCATGGGAAGGCGCATTGACCTTGACCCCGAGCTGATTGAGCGCCAGAAGCGTTTAAACCAGGCGTTTGACCAGGATTTTCAATTCTACGCCGAGCAATGCCTGCGCATTCGACCTAAAGCCGGCGAGATAAAGCCGTTAACGCTCAACCGGGCGCAGCTCTACATCCACGACAAAGCCGAAGCTCAGCTTAAAGCGCGCGGCTATGTGCGAATGATCTTGCTCAAGGGTCGGCAGCAAGGGGCGTCGACGTATATCGAAGGGCGCGCAATTTGGAAGGTCACGCGCCGCCGCGGTGTGCGCTCCTACATTCTTACGCACGAACAAGCGGCGACCGATAACTTATTCGAGATGACCGAGCGGTATTACGAGCACTTGCCGTCAATGGTCAAGCCACAGCTTGGTGCAAGTAACGCTAAGGAATTGGTATTCGACGGGCTCAATAGTGCTTTTAAAGTCGGTACCGCGGGGAATAAAGGCGCTGGCCGATCTTCAACGCTGCAATTTTTGCATGGCTCGGAGGTGGCGTTCTGGCCGCACGCCGAGGAGCATGCTGCGGGCTTGATGCAGGCGATTCCAATGGGCCGGGAAGCTCGAGGCACGGAAATATTCTTGGAGTCGACGGCGAACGGTATCGGTAACTACTTCCACGAGCAGTGGGTGAAGGCCGAGAAAGGGGATAGCGACTTTGAAGCGGTGTTTGTGCCGTGGCACTGGGATGACGGCTACCGCCTTGATAAGCCGATAAAGCTAGATGATGACGAGGAAGAAATCGCCAGGCTTTACGGTTTAGACCTTGAGCAAATGGCGTGGCGCCGCGACAAAATTGCCGAGCTTGGCCCTGAATTATTCAAGCAAGAGTACCCCTTCACGCCACAAGAAGCATTCCGCGCAAGTGCGGACGCTGCTTTCATAGTGGCAAGTTTGATTGAGCGCGCAAGGAAGGCGAGCGCCGACCCGTTTGGCGCTCCGGTGCTGGGTGTCGACGTAGCACGCTTTGGTGATGACGCGACTACTTTCGCGTTTCGCGAGGGCCGCGTTGTTCACTGGGTCAAGCGCAAGCTCAAGTACAGCACGATGGACACGGTAGGCGAGGTCATGGTGCTGCATCGCCAGTACCGCTTTAAACGGATATTTGTCGATGTGATTGGTGTGGGTGCTGGTGTTGTCGACCGGCTTCGCGAGCTAGGTCTTGGTGACATTGTAGTAGCGGTGAATAGCTCCGAGCGAGCGATTGACGACAAGCACTACTTTAACAAGCGCACTGAAATGTGGGGCGAGTTTCGGGAATGGCTCAAGGATGCGCCGGTAAAGATCCCGGACACCGACAGCCTGGCGAGCGACATTGGCGCCGTGCAGTACAAGTTTGACAGCAATGGCCGCTGGCAGCTTGAGAAAAAAGAGGAGATGAAAAAGCGTCTCCTGCGCTCTCCGGACGAGGGCGATGCGGTGGCGTTGACCTTTGCAGAGCCGGTGCCAATTGGTGATTCAGCAATGAGCTACGAGCCTGGCGACGATAGCGCGTTATATGGCGGCGAGTATTACGAACCTGAGTATGCGTGATGGCGAAAGTATTTGATGCAAAAGCACTGGTAGAGCAAGCGGAAGGGCGTAGAGCCCGATTTGTGCCGGCCTATCACTTCGGCAACCGCGTGACGAAAGTCGAGCGCGAAGACCACAACCCATTTAAGGATATTGAGCTAGATGAGCCAAGCCAGCCTGAAGAATGACGCGCCAGATAGGCCGACACCTGCGGAAGAGTACGTCGCTTGGCGTATTGCTGAGAATTTACACAAGCATTACCCCGGACACTTATGGGCCGTGCATGTGCAAAAGACCGTGGCGACCGTGCGCAATTTGGCGTTAAGCGGGTCGCATGGCTACTACTTGCACCTCGATAAGCTGCGCAGCGAGGACGACTTTAAATCCAAAGTCATGCGGGCGGGTGGTGAAATTTTAGAGCGGTTTAAGATGCAGCGCGGCGAAGTAAGCGCGGATGCAATCCTAGACTTAAAGCGGGATTTTGCAAAAAGGCCGGTATTCGATGGCGCAAAATAACAGCAGTAAAAGTGTAGAGCAGCTTGGTAGCGTGGAAAACATGGCCGCCGAGGATATGTCTGGCATAGAAGAGTTGACTGGCGACGAACTGCAAACCAAGCAGGATCAATTTTGGATCGATTTGTCGGCCAATGCGTTTCGTCAGTCGACATCCTGGCTTGATATGTCGCTGCGCAGACAGTGGGAGAAAAACTTAGCGCACTTCAATAGCCGCTTTGCACCTGGCTCCAAATACAATTCGCCGGCATACCAAAAACGATCACGCATATTTAGGCCGAAGACGCGCGCCTCGGTGCGGCAGAATGAAGCGGCGATTGCCGCGGCGATGTTCTCTACCAATGACCTGGTGTCAGTAACGCCTCAAAACGACGAGCGGCAAGAATCAAAGGCGTCTGCCGCCATTGGCCATGCACTGCTCGAATATCGCTTGCAGCACACAATACCGTGGTTCCTAACGACCGTTGGCGCATTCCAGGACACGCAAAACTACGGTATTTGTGGCAGTTATCAATACTGGGATTACCTTGAGCGCGAGGTGGAAAGTATTGTTTACGATTCCAGTGGTCAGCCGATTGTCGGTGATGACGGCGAGTACGTAACCCACAAAAAAACTAAGCTAGTGAGAGATTGCCCCAATATTGATCTGCTTATGCCGGAAAACATGCGCTTTCATCCAGCCGCCGATTGGCGCGAGCCGGTAAATTCAAGTCCGTACTTTATTCGCATGGCGCCGCTGTTTGCTTGCGACGTGCTTGAGCGAATGCAGCAGTCGCGTCCTGGGCAGCAAGCCTGGAAAAGCTACTCACTGGCCACGCTTTTGTCGCACAAAGTTAGCGATCACGACAGCACTCGCAGCGCGCGCGAGGCCGGCCGAAGCGATAGTGCCGATGTGGACCAAGGTATTTACTCGCTAATCGATTGCCACGAAAACTTTGTGCGGGTGAATGGTGAGGAGTATGTGTTCTGGACGCTTGGTAGCGACCGATTACTGAGCGACCCGGCGCCACTGGATGAAGTGTATTTCCATGGCAAGCGACCGATCGTTATCGGTATCTCTAACATCGAGGCGCACAAAGCCATTCCTGCCGCGCACACGCAAATGATCGAAGGCCTTCAGGAAGGCACGAACGATGTCCAGAACCAGCGTAGCGATAACGTCGCACTGGTGCTGAATAAGCGCTACCTACTCAAGCGCGGCCAGAATATCGACACCTCCGCGCTGATGCGCAATGTGCCAGGTGGCGCCGTGGTTACCCAAGACCCCGAAAAGGATGTGCGGGTATTGGAAACATCCGATGTCACCAGCTCAAGCTACAACGAGCAAGATCGTTTTGATGTGCAGATTGACGAAATGATGGGCTCGCTCAGTCAGTCCTCGGTCAGCAGTAATCGCAATTTAAACGAAACCGTGGGCGGCATGAATATTATGAACTCGTCTGCCTCGGCAGTGAGCGAGTACACCATTCGCTGTTTCGTTGAGACGTGGGTGGAGCCGGTTTTGCGCCAACTACTCTTGCTCGAACAGCATTACGAAAATGACGCAGTGGTATTAGCGCTCGCCTCCGAAACTGCAAAACTGGAAAAGTTTGGCGTCTCCGAAGTGACTGACGAGCTGCTAATGAAAGAGCTATCACTGACGGTCAACGTCGGCATGGGCGCCACCAATCCACAGCAAAAAGTCGAGCGCCTAGCCTACGGTATCAGTACCGTGGCCGGCCTGCCGGGCGCAATGGAAAAGGTGAACGTCGAGGAAGTCATTACCGAAGTTTTTGGCGCCCTGGGCTACAAAAACGGCAAGCGCTTCTTTACACCACCAGAAGGCCAGGAACAACAACAGCCGCCACCATCCCCCGAAATGCTGCAATACCAGCTTAAAGAGCAGGAGATTAAGCAGAAATTCGACCTAGAAAACCGGCGACTTGAGCAGGAACGCGAGCTGCGCATGGCGGATATTGCCGCACGCGAAAATATCTCGTTAAGCCAACTGTATGCCCGCCTTGATTTTGAGCGCGAGCGCGAAGATCGACGCGAAGCCTTGGAATTTCAGAAAGACAAAACCAAGCGCGACACCGTGGCATTGGCTGAGCGCAACCGCACTAACGAAATGATGTTGAAACAGGAGATGGGTAGTGGAATCTGACGTTATCGACCTCGAAACGGTAAGCGATGAATTTCTTTTTGCGGAAGCGCAAGTCGGCATTGAGATGGAAAACTTCCTGCGCACAACACCCGGCCGGTATTTGCTTGGCCGCTGTCGCGTCGTGGTCGGGGAGTTTAATTCGTGGGTGCTGAAGTCTGCTACGCCAGGCACGGACGAGTTTATTAAGCGTCACGCAGAGGCGCGCGGGGCGCAGATGGCGATGCGGTTTATTAGTGAAGCCGTATCAAACGGTGAGCAGGCCCAGTTAGCACTTGAGGAGCGCGATCACGAGGATTCTTTTGGCGACGGCCCCTTGGCCTAGCCGCAACCAAAGCCCACCCGTAAAGGGCGGCACAGGAGTATGTCATGTCGAGAGACAGCACAAAAAATATAGATGGGGACATTCCGCGCAATGAAATGGAGGCAAATACTTCAAGCGAGAATGGAAGCGCTGAAGCGGAAGTTAACGCGGGCATAGATCCTCGTAGCGCGGCAATGCAAGACCTGGTTCGCCGCCGTCGCGAGGAGCGAGCAGAGGGGGGCGATGGCGATGGTGAAGGTACCACTACTGCCGAGCTGGAACCGAAGCGCGAGCAGCCGGATGACGAAGACGATGTTTACCACTTGATTGTCGATGGTCAGAAAATAGACCTACCAAAATCTAAGATGGTGGCCAACGCTCAGAAGTATTTGGCAGGCGATAAACGCTTGGCGGCAGCATCCCAGATGGAGCGGGAGCTAGAACGAAGGGACTTGGAATTACGGCAACGAGAACAGGAATTTTTGCTGCGCTCTCAACAAGCGCAGCAGCAAAGCAAGCCACCCGGTACACCGGGCGCGAGCGATGACGTTGAAGCTGAAGTAGGCACCGCACTGGAAGCAATTTATTCAGGCGATGACGAAACAGCCAAAAAAGCACTGGCGAAATTATTTGCAGCCGGGCGGCAGCAGCCTACCCATAACGCGATAAGTCACGATGAAATCGACCAGCGCGCGCAGCAAGCGGCAAATGCTGCAATTGAACAGCGTGAACGAGTAAGCGCACTGCAAAGTGCCGCAAGCAAGTTTAAAGCTGAATTTAACGATGTTGCCAGCGACCCGGAACTATTCGGAATGGCTGACAGATTCACGCTAGAAATAGCGAATGAAAACCCGGAGTTAGAGCCCTACCAAATCATGCAAGAGGCGGGCAACAGAGTACGCAATTGGCTTAAAGCCAAGAGCGGCAACGCCGGTTTGTCAGATCGTTCGCAGAGAAAGCGGCAAGCGATGGTGGCAGTGAGTGGCGCAAATGCAGCCATGACACTGGGACACGACGAACCGCCACCGAAGACGCGCACCGATGTTATCGGGGATATGAAGCGTCGACGTGGCCAGACTTATTAATGATTTGAGAGAGAGGATCTAGCTATGGCTGGACAATTATGGGGCAGTAATACGCTCGGCGGCTATATGTATAGCGACGAGCTTTCCGACATCCTGCGCACGTCGCTTCAACCGATGGCGCGCTTCCGTCAGTTCTGTGACATCAAGGAAGGCAAGGGTGAATCTAAAGGCGATAAGCTCTACTGGAACGTGTACAGCAATGTACAGACCCAGGGCGCCAAGCTGACCGAAAACGTCGCGATGCCTGAAACCAACTACACCATTCGTCAAGAAAGCTTGACCGTGGAAGAGTACGGCAACTCAATCCCGTACAGCAAAAAACTGGATGACTTGAGCAAGCACTCAGTTATTGAGGTGATTCATAAAGTCCTCAAGAACGACGCGCGTAATACTTTGGAAAAAGCCGCTTACGATGAGTTTGCTAAAACCAAACTGACCGTAACCCCGGTTGCCGGCACATCTACCACCAATATTGTGGTAGAGACAACCGGCACACCTACCGCGACCAACGACACGCCATTGAGTAAAAGTCACGTCAAAGCAATTTCTGACGAGATGAAAGAGCGCTCAATCACTCCGTATGACGGCGAGAATTATGCCGCGTGCGGCCGTCCGTCAACCTTCCGTCCCTTCAAAAACGAACTTGAGGACATCCACAAGTACGTCGCTGAAGGCTTTGGCATGATTCTGAACGGTGAAATCGGCCGCTATGAAAGCATCCGCTTTACCGAGCAGACAGGTATCGCTAGCAAGGCGTGGACTAACGGCAAGTCGGACGAGGCTTTCTTCTTCGGTGCTGACACCGTAGCGGAAGGTATCGTTATTCCCGAGGAAATCCGCGGCAAGATCCCCTCCGACTTCGGTCGCTCGAAGGGTGTTGCCTGGTATTACTTGGGCGGCTTTGGTATCTGCCACACCGCAGCCGAGCACAGCCGCATTCTGCGCTGGGGCTCAGCCGCCTAATTGAAGGGGCGCAAGCCCCTTTATGTGTTTATCGAACAAGGGAGTAATCCTAATGAAGAACGGCAAAGTAGCAACCGCTGCGCAGTCTATGAAAATCAGCGACAAAGCGGGCAAAAAAGGTGAAGACTGGGGCTCCGGTAGCAATCTGACCGAGGGTGTATCGGCGCGCGAAAGCATTTCTGTAAAAGATATGTACGCGCCCAATGAAGGTACCAATCGTATGCCGAAAGGCCACGACCGCATTTAATTTCAGCAGCGCTTAGGGGGAGAAATCCCCCGTTTTTTCTGGGGAATCACAATGCGACACAAATTACCGTATGCGCCGGACACCACCGAAAAAGGCTCCAGCCTTACCGAAGGCGTAACCGCGCACCAAACAATGGACTGTTGCGACGATGACCATTGGCGGTCAAAAGAGCGCCTGGAGCGCTCTGTTTCAAAATCCGGCCAAGCAGATCACGACGCAGTAGTGCAAACCAGCTGGGCGGAACCGTCCTACTACTAATCGGAGGCCGCAAGGCTATGACCAAAAAATTAGATAAATCTCGGCCTTACGGCGAAGTTCGCGGCGATGGCGAAGTCGATGGCTTTGTGGGCGTGCGCTATGTCCAAGATGGCACGTACTTTTCTGGCGATGGCAATGTAGCAAGGTTTGATGGTGACACCAATGACGACACCATCGCGCCAGTCGCGCCAGTCGCGCCAGTCGCGCCAAAGCCTCGCAAGAAAAAGCCAGAATCGGGATCGGTGACAAATGCAGTCGCCGTGACTGACGGCGCCGCCGACGCTACCAATAGCGAAGCTACTGCAGGGGCGTAAAATCATGGCTCAGTTTCTCCAGTTGGTGCAGCGCGTCAGACAGGAAACCGGCACCGCGGGAACTGGGCCGGTTACCATCACCAACCAACAAGGGCAGCTTGCCCAGCTTGTTAGCTGGACGAATCAAGCCTATCTCGATATTTGCAATAAGTGGGCTGACTGGAATTTCTTATGGGCTGAGGGTGTAATTACGCTAACGCCTGGGCAGAGCGATTACGCGCTGCCGACCAATTGTCGTCAGGTGAATGAAGATAGTGTGTATTTATCCGGTGGTGATGGCGGCCTTTCCAATTACCCGCTTAATTTTTTGGAATACGACGATTATCGACGGGATAAACATGCTTTTGCGCTTCCCGGCGTCCCGGCGTACTTCACTCTGATGCCAAACGAAACGCTGCGCCTATTGCCTGCACCAAATGACAGCTTCGTGCTTGATTTTGAGTATTGGGAAACGGCTGAGTCACTCTCTGCCAACACCAGTATTCCCAAGTTTGATCCGGCTTACGATGACGCGATTATTTGGCGCGCGGTAATGCTGTGGGCGGGCTTTAACGAGGCTGAGGCCGAGTACCAAAAGGCAGCCTACAACTACGAGCTGGCGCTATCAAATCTTGAGGCCAGGTATTTGCCGAGTGCGCAGCAAATGCACGGACGATCCCAAGGTGTTGATATTGTCATAAGGGCTGAATGATGCCTGTGTCCTTTGAATATT